GTCCAATTCTCACCCCCCCGACTGATTCGCCAGGATAGGCCGGGCCGCTTTCCACTCCGAAAAACTCTCGCCCCTGGTCGCTTTAAAATATCGGTAAAAACTCCCGAGCTCCATAAACCCGCACTCTGTCACCATTACGCCGATCGGGATCCGGCGACCAGGCCGACCCATTAGACCGTCTAGGCGCCACCGTCGCTCGCTGTCTTTACAGGCCCGCCACGACGTACCCCCGCGGGTTAAACGGTTAATTATTGTATTACTCGACACCCCTAGCGCCTGGGCGCACCCCCGGAGCGTTAAAACGGATAGATCGGACCCTCGGATATATTCGCGGATAATGCGGAGGTCGGCGGCGATTTGGGTTTCGGTTCGTCGATTCAATTTTAAATCGTGCCCCCTGCGGGCTCCCTAAATTCGTTTTGTGCGACGTTTCCATACCACCCGCCCATACGGGATAGGTCGAGCTCGGCGTCCTCTAAGTCTCGGACACACCACCCCACGAACCACGCGTTAAAATCGGCGCTCGAGATATCTCGCTCGAGTATCCATAGGCGGAAAAATGCGCGGGCTCGGTTAACCAGGACCTCGCGGATCCCGATCGCCTCGAGCTCGGAAACTGCCGCCGGCGACGGCGCCCAGTCCTGGGGCATTGTCGACCGGGGGGCCGCTAGAATGGCGGACATAAACGCGATCGGATCCTCGGAGGGCTGCCGGCACGATAGCTCGGTTAATGCGTCCAAGGTCGGCGCGGTCCCGTGTTTACTGACGAACATTCCAAAAACAGAGCGCGCGCGCTGTTCGTCGATTCCGTAGGTTTTGAACACACGGACGCCCAGGCTAAAAACATTACCGGACGGAACGGCCTCGGCCTGGTCTGGAAAATCGTAATATTTCGCCGCCCTGTCGAGTCTCGAATTATTAACAGGCTCGCCCGACGCGTCGGCGGAGCCGCTAGGCTCCGAATTGTTTAATGGTTTGTTCTTACTGGTCTGTTCTTTATGGTGGTGGTAGTTTTGCCCACTTTGGGAGGTGGTAGGTTTATCCACGTTGGTAGTGGTAGGTTTATCCAATGTGGTAGATTTATCCACGTTGGTAATTCTTGCCACTATAGGGACCGAGTTATCCACACCCCCACCCCCGTTATTTTCTTCCAATGTGGTAGATTTATCCACGTTGGTAGATTTATCCAACTTGGTAAAATCGGCCTCTTTTATCTCCTCGGATTTTTCAAGTAATCGCGCGGGGATTGTTAGGCGGTATTTTTTGGGGCCGTGGAATCCCATTTTTTGGTTCTTAGTTAGCCACCCCTTGCCCTCTAGCCTGGTCGTAATTTTCGATACTTGCGTCGTGTCTTTAAAACCGGCGCGCGCTGCTAGTTTGGATCGCCTGGGAAAACAGGTATCGCTGTTCTTATCTCGAAAGGAATAGAGCGCGACCAGGACCTTAAACTCGCTCGCGGTTAGCTCCTCGTCGGATATTGCCTCGATAGGGACGATAGAGAACTGATTATTGATCGCGCTCAACTTCCACCCCCATAAATCACGACTCCGCCTCGGGCGAGGTTATCGGGCGCGGTAATATATCCTCGAGGCTAATCTCCTCGCCGGCGCTTTTCGCCAGGTCGATAAATTTGTAGGCGTCGGATAGCGGGATCCCGCGCCGGCCGGACTCATAATGTGAGATCCGGCCCTGGGCGCCCTTCGCTTTGAGCCCCAATCTATAGCCGAGCTCCGCCTGGCTTAACGCGTGTTTTTTGCGAAAATCTTTTAATATCGTTTTTTCCATGCGCCAGCATAAATCCGTCGTGTATTCTCGGTCAATACTTTTTGTATTGTGCCGCTACCTAAAAACCGGCTATATTGTCGAAATGGATATCGCTAATAGAATTAGGCTAGGACGTGAGGCGAAAGGCTGGACCCAGCCCGAGCTCGCGGTCCGCTGTGGCTGGGGTCATAACCAGGGGCGGATCTCACATTACGAAACTGGCCGCCGCACACCTAAAGCTAGCGAGCTGGCGGATTTAGAAAACGCGCTCGGATTAACTCGGGGGTTTTTGATGGGAGCCGAGTCTACGTCGGACCCATCCGAGGCGGAACTCCTGGCGGGGTTTCGGACCTTCACGCCGGAGAGTCGTCGGGTAATTCTGGCGCTGGTTCGATCTCTAGTGGACGAAAAATCCTAGCCGACTCGGCTAACATTACCTGATTAATTTTTCGGCGATTTTGGGGCGTTTGGTTTTTTATTGATTCTATAAACTGTATTTCTGTGTCGGTATGTTCCACGGTACGACCTGTTTAGATCCCGCGAACCATATCGGCGGCCGGCGATTATAGCGGGGTGGTTTTGCTCTTTTCTATAGATAAATCGTTATACTTTTATTAGGGTTTTCCCTATTGATTCCTGCGGACTTTATAATCGTGGCGGGTTTCCATATCGAACCAATCGGCCTGGGCCATAATAAAATACATTAAATTATTATCGGCTAACGCTTGCTGTAGAGTGTTGTCCGGTTTTTTCGGGTTGTAGAGTTTCTCTTTTAATCTTTTAAGTCGTGCGTTTAAAGCCGAGAAACCGATTTTCTGATCTCGGCATATAGTCTTGTAATTTACGCCCATAACGACGTAGTGTAATAGCGTTAAATCCTTCCGCTTTATAATCAAGCCGGGGCGTATCTGTAGCGATTGGGCCTCTAAATCGATACCGTTAAACGCCCCGTAATATAAATCTTTCATCGGCATATAGCGGGTCCGGTTTAATACACACCCTGCGTTTACCCCTCCCCTGATTAACTGCTTTCGAGTTTCTGTATAGATAATCTCGCCCTGGTAGTCCCATATAGCGCTACCTGTGGAAATGCCCCCCGTTTTTATTACCTGGCGCGATTCCTCCAGAAACGACTCGAGTAGATCGCCGCCGATTCCCATAACCACCGAGTCCTCGACCGATAGGCGCGGGCCGTCCTCGTAGTGGTCCATTCCCAAAAATCCGAGCGTTACCTCGCACATTCCCTTATAGTAAAAATCGCGGCCGTGTATCGCCCAGGCGTCCGTCTGTTTTCCCTTCGTTTTGATAATGCTTACCTCCGTCGTTGGGTTTCTTTTTATTCGACTCTAAACTTTATAGCTGACTACGTTAAACGATAGTTTAAATAAACGCACTATGTATTTATTTAAAAAATAAATACTGTTTGTATTGAGTTTGAAGAATACAGGCTGTATTGTTTTCTCCTCACCAAAAAAAGGGGCCGACAATGGCGAACACTGAAACGATCGTATACGAGGCTATTAGATCCGACTGGCATAAACTCACCACCCCCGAGGGCGTTTTTTTTGGGTACTCGGAGGGCGAGGCTAGGGGAAAGGCCGACCAGGCAAAAAAACACGCGGAGATAGCGCTCGAGGTCCGGCGAGAACATATAGCGGAGATGCAATCGTCCCGCCGGTCGAGGTTTTTATAATGCGCGGCCAGAATATAGTCGATTTACTCTCGGATAATCGCTCCGCTATGACCGAGGCCGACGTCGCCGAGGCGCTGGGCCTTAAAATTTTGGACGCGCGCGGCCGCCTCTCGAACCTCGTTATCTCCGAGGTCCTCGAAAAAATACCAGGGATCGCCGCCACCCCCGCACGTTACCGAATGCGGACCAGGGCGGTAAACTGGCCGAGGCCGAGATCGTGAGCGCCACCGCCCGCGTTAAAACGCTGCTCGCCGATTTAGATTTAAGGGGGCCCCGGTGCGAAAACGTCGCCGACCGCATGGGGGTTACGCCTGGCGTTATTCGGCGCTCGCTGAATTTAGAAAATACCAGTTTTTCGGAGCTCTTAGTACAGGAACGGATCCGCCGAGGCGCGGAGCTCGCTCGACTCGATCCCCACCTGGGCGCCGCTAGAATGGCGGACGCGCTCGGCTACTCCTCGCCGGACGGACTCTATAGAATGTGGCCGGAGTATTTCGGGGTCGGTTTTTGGCTGTACTGCAAACGGATTAGATCCGGTGCGTAGCGCCTACTCCCAGGGGACCGGATTCGCGCTCTCTGCCATTTTTAAAAACGGGCGGCGCCTGTCGATCGAGGCGGTGGTCGCCGAATTACAGGCCCACGCCTGGACCTATGTCGACGTGAATAATAGCCCCGAGAATATGCCCAAAATAGGCGAGCTTGTCGTCGTGGTCTATTTGAAAAAAGACGGAACCGAATCGCGGCCCATTATCGCCGCGCCTTTCGATTCTCTGTGGACCATGATCGACGGGCGGATCCTTCGCTGGTGTCGAATACCGGCCGACCTGGGGACCCTATGACCTATCGAAAACTATTAAACAGATAACACGGTGGAAAATGTGAATAAACCCGACGCGACCGGATCCAATAACGACGCCGAGAAAATAAAAAAACACCTGGCGACGGTGGCCGTTTGGCGCGTGTCCCATAATGCGGCCTTTCTGGGGGTTTCCCCGTTGTTTTACCGCCGGCATATAATGTCGTTACCGAATCACCCCGGCCCCCTGGACGCCCAGGCGCCGCGGCTTCAATACTGGGGCGCCGAAATGCGGGAATATCTGTCCGATTTTGGGAATCTAAAAAAACCTAGCCGCTAATTAACTGGGCCCACTCCTCTAGTAGTTTTTTTCTCTGCCGGATGTATTGCGTTTGGTCGTAATGCTCGCCGGATCCTTTCGAGGTGGCGTGGTCGATTAACGAGTCGGCCAACTGTAACGGCGTATCTAATTCGAGCGCCCAGGTATATAAACTCGTCCGGCTGCCGTGCGGGACGTGTTCCCGATTGCTATAGTTTCTAAAAACTTTCTCGACCCCTTCGTGGCTAATCGGGCGACCCGTTTGGGGTCCAGGGAATAACCACCCCGGCCCATTTACTAGGATCGCCTCGTTTATTATCTCGAGGGCGGGGGGCGCTAGTGGTACGGTAAAATCGCCGCGCCATGTGTCCTTTTCTTTCATTTTGTCGCGCGGGATAACGAGCGCCTCCCCGTCGAAATAGTCCGCGTGTAGGTTTATAACTTCGCCCAATCGTAACCCCGTTAAAATACATAACTGCCCGGCCAATCGGACCGACCGCGAACGATCCGAAAGTCTGATCCGGTTATATAACGCTTTGAGTTTCGGATAGTCGGTCCCGTAGGACTTTCGGTTATTTCTATGTTTTTTGGGAACGACGAAAGACTTAGGCCGACGGCCGAGTACACAAAAATCTAGCTTACCTAGGTCGACGGCATTCTCGAGCGCCTCTTTAACCCACCCGAACACTCGCCCGGCGGTGTCTATCGATTCCATTTTCGATAGGTGGGTATTAATTTCCACCCGAGAGAGCTCCGCATACGGTCGGCCCCATAGCTCGGCCATGTGTAATTCAATCCTGGCGACGGTTTTTTCGTGGTGTCTGCTCGTCCATCGGTCCTGGGCTAGCAGTGAATCCGCCCAGTTATTCACTAGCGCGCCGAGTGTCGCCGTCGTTTCTATATCGGTGGGCGTGGGATCGCGCCGGATCAATAGCTCGCCGGATTCGGCTTCCTGGATTGTTTCCACCGCTTTACGCCGCGCCCATGCGGTATTATTCGACGGGGACGCCCTGCCGATTTTTCGCTGTGTCCGCTTGTGCCCTACCGTTAGGCGGACGAACCAGGTCGAAAGGCCGGCCGGGGAAACCCGGAGCGATAACCCGCCGCCATAGCTGTACTCGCCTGGGGGCTTTCCGGCGAACCCCTTTATCTCGTTACTATCATTATTCGACATATAAACGACTCCCGAACGACTGTTTGTTATGGTAATAAAACTAGGCGACTTCCGAACGCTTGTTCCTGTAGATTAGCGGCAAAATTGTTACCACCTAAAAACGCGTTACTCGGAATAAATTATTACCACATTATTACCATCGGGGAAACGCAATAGCAAGTTTAGGGCGTTTTAGTGATACAACCAGATAGGACCAGATAGGCCGGAAAGTCGCGCTATGGTTAGTTTTCTGGGGGTTTTCGGCGCCAGGTCAATAACGGCGCGGGGGGGTATTGGAGGCTCGGGCCGCCTCCGACTATGCTTTACCTATGCGGGGAGTGGCGGCGATATTACCAATTTATTACCAGGCTAAAAAAGTCCTAAAAACGGGAACCGAACCGCGGGCGGATCCCGATATCGGAATCGTGCGCCACTCCGGATCCAATCCCATTTTACTAATAGTCGAACTTTTTATACTACCCGCCCCCCTTTCGCTTGTAGATTGCCATGCTTAAAGCCTGGATCGCTTTACTGTTAACAGTACCATTAAAAAAATTGGGGATCTGTTGGTTTGGTACGTTGCCATTAACACCGTTAGCCATTAGGGCGGGCGGCCCTATACTCTCGAGCTGATATTGGTTAACTCGGTCCGGTGTACCTAGCTCGTAGATGCTAATAACCCGAGGTACAGATGGATACGTGTCGAGCATTTTCGACGTACACAAATCAAAATCCAGACCGACCGGATAATAACCGGGACCGTAACCGCTATTTTGTGCCTGGGTCCAGTTATATACCTCTAAAAGTGAGGTCCCGACCCCTATCGCCGGGATCGGCTGCCCGTACGGGTCCGTTCCTGGCACGATTGTTACGTTACTGGTCCCGATTTTGTGCCCCGCGACGACATCATTTAGTAGGCATTCGACAATGTAACCAAAACCAGACGAGGGGGGGACCGCCTCCATCGTCGTATACTCCCCCGAACTGGCTTCGCGATATAACGACCGATGGAAATTCTCGAAATAGGTATCGGTCTGTCGTTCAAGTTTCCAGGCGACGCTAAACCTTAGATGGATCGAATTGTATAGACTTTGATTATTCACCCCGCTAGCCGGGGGCCAGGGTAGCCTGGTGTTGGCGGTGTATTGTCTCTCGTATACGCGCAAACCGGGCGACGGGTAGGTAATAGTAAGAATTTCGTCCCCGGTGGGCGCCCCCACCGTGGGTGGAATAATTGTCTGTGCCTGGGCCCCTATTAAAAACGCGAGCTTATACGCGCCGCATGGCTTCGGGTTGGACTTAAACCCGACGACCTTCGGCGCCGCCCAGTCCTGGCCGGTGAATTTAACCACCACCTGGTCGCCGTTATCGAATGCGGCGGCGTTGCACGTCATATATTCGATAGGGACGTTAGATAAAAATCCGGTCTGATTTACGTTTAAATTCTGCGCGCTCGAGTAGGCGGTTTCTAGCGTTACTGATCCAGTATCGCCGTCGTAATCGATAGCCGCCAGGGTCCCGAAACGGTAGGTCGGTTTAAATTTCTGCCACCCTGGTAGTATGGCTAGGTTATAAAATAACTGGGCGGAGTCTTGGACGGGCCGGGCGACTACCTCGCCGTCGTCGATCGTTGGGGCGAGCGCTTCGGGTACGATTAACAGGGTTTTAGACTCGCCGGGGACCTCGATAATTCCACACTCGCCGTCCGCCTCGAGCGTAAAATCCGCACACCATAACGACGCGTTACTCGTCACGTCGAAACCGTTTAAAGTCGCTATGTCTTTCTGTGCCTGGGCTATAAGGCTCGCCAACTGATCGGCCGGGGCGCCCGCACTAAAGATAGATAGATTCCATTCGGCGCGCGCCACGACCGCGGCGTTTACGGCGACCAGGGCCTCCTCGACCCCCTCCCCCGTGCTCGTAGCCGTCTTATACGCGACTATTAACGCGTCGATATTCGCCAAGAGTGGCGGGCCTTTGGCTAGCTCTGCTACCAGGAACGCGTCGGCCGTTACTTTTTCGGCTTGCCATTCTACGATCTCGGCGTTTAATTTTGCGACGCGCGCCGCTAGCGCGGCTGAACCCGTATCGATTTCGACGTTATATTTCCCGTCGCCGATCTCGCCCGTTATAGTGCCCTTACCCATATTAGGACGACTGCCCACAATCCATATAGGCGTCGGAATTGTTAACGTAGTAATTAATATAACTAACGATAATCTCGACCCCGTTAGCGAATGCGCGATCCCCTGGTCGTAATATAAAATCAATGTCGGCGCGGGCCCTAATTCCGCTACCCGTTGTAATGGATCTAACGCCCGTTAGTGTCCGATTGCTGGCGGCGGGCGGGTTTGGGTCCACGGGATTACCTGGCGCGTATCCCGATAGTGTATAGGTTAGGGCCGTCGGGCTTAGATCCGAGCGTTTAGTCTGAACCGGCGCCGTCGCCATTGGGTAGGTAAATGGCGCCCCGCCTATTTGCACGATACGACTAATTACCATTTCAGTAGCCGCGGCGATAGTCGATTCCCAGGCGGCCGCGGCCGGGACTACGACCTGGACATAATTACTGGTCCCGGTTTTGAGTGTAGCATTGTAGGAAGAAATCGGGACCCGAACGACTCCGGACGCCGTGGTTAGATCCATTACCCACGCGGTAGGCTCGTTTCCGGTTAGACCCCCGGTAAAATCGTTTACGCCAAATATAGTAGGCGTACCACTCGCCCCCGGCGACGATATGATCCCCGTATACTGGGCCGTAGTGTTAAAAATTGCCGTCGGGACGTCCGTATCGTTTAGCGCCTGGCCGGCCGTTATCCGCATCGGTCCATAGTAGGCGTTGGCGTCGCGGATTGTGCTCGTTTGGCCGCCGCCGAGCATTAATAACAGATTGCCATTATAGGGGGAGATCGGAGTCGCACCTACTAGCGTTTTCGTACCGACTAGGGACCCATTCAAATACATAGAGGCGTACCCGTCGGGATACGCCAGGACCACCGACGTAAATTTTATATAATGCCAGGTCGCGGAGGTGATCGTCGCGGCCGCGGTTTCAAAGTAATAGAGTCCGGTCGTGGCGTCGTAAAATACCAGGCTACCAGTATCGTAGACCGTGATCGAAAACCCGCCTAGGTTTGCGCTCCTGGTCGATAATATAATTTTATCCGACGCCGCCACATCCGGAATATAGATCCAAAATTCGAGCGTCCAGTCCGTGGTTTTATTTGAAATAAAGGCGAACTCGGACGCCGAGCCATAGGTCGCCCGATCCGTATCCCCGTCAGTATGTAATGTTGTATTGCTAAATTTTGTCTGTGCTGTCGTTAGCTCGGCGTTGTTTACCATTTGCCATAATTGGTTATCGATTTCGGAACGATAAAACGTCGAGCTCACCTCCTGGATAAAATTCGAGCACATTACGACATTCGTTAGAATCGGATCCGCCATATCAGGGGCCTATTGTTATCGTAGCAAGCGTAAACACTGCGTCGGGGACCACATCGAGCGTGTTTATAACGAGTTTACCCGATACGGCGACCGTCCCGGCCTGGGCCGGTAACGAGAGTATTACGACGTCGCTCGCGTCGGTGATCTCTGCGTAGGCGACCGTCCCTAGTATCGGGCTGGTGTCTGTACCGGCCGCGGTTAGTGTTAACACACCCGCGGCCGAAACGGTCCCGGCGGGATCTGTTAGCGGGATGGTAACGAGTAGCTGATCTGTAGCCGACCGCATTCGCACCTTACCCCCACCCACCGCGGCGTCTATTTTCGCTAGTACCGCGGTCTGGACCGCGACTAGGGTAGATACTCCATAGGTCGGCGCTGTCGGGACTGTCATAAAACGCCCGCCTATTCGGTGGCCGCGTAAATCGCGCCCGCCATTTGCTCGAGCACCGCGGCCGAGCTCGAGAAAATAACGCCCTTCGATTCGGCCTCCGCGCGGACCTGGCCGACTTGCTCCACGAAATCCGAAACGCCACCCCCGGCGGCCCTGATCTCCTCGAGTCTGATCTCGATTACCTCGGTTAAAAAATCAAGGTCGAACACGATCGGGGAGTTTTTAAGCCACGGGCTCGCCTGGGCTAAACCTTCCGCCAGGTCGATAGCGGCCTCGCGGGCGCCGGCGATATTTGAAACCGCGGCGGTCGCTGCTGATGATGCTGGCATATTTTAACCCTCTATTCGGTGGCGCTGGCGATTGTCGCCGCTTGTAATGCGGCCTCGTTACTCGAGAAAACGAGCCCGCGCTCGGCGGCCTCCTCTCTCCACTTCTGGATCTGTTCCATAACCTGGCGCGGATCTCCGCCCCTTCGTCGTATCATTTCTATTTCGGACGCGAAACCGGCCTTAACTAGCGCCTCGGATCCCAGCGCCTCTTTTAGTGGATCTATCCACGGCATGGCCTGGGCGACGAAAAACGCGTCGGCCGCGGTATCCTCGATTACTTCCGCCGGGCGGCGAGCCACCCCCGATAGGTGGGCCGTTTCTACGAATTTCGCCCAGGTAGGCTGTACGAAATCACATACCATATCGTCGGTTAAAACGGCGTAGTTAATCCACTGCTCGACGAGCTCCTGGCGCTGGGCCGAATATGTCCCGTTATAGTCTTTACTGATCGACGAATAACTACCGCCCAGGCCGGAGGCGACGGCGCGGAGCTGGCCCTGTCTAAATTTAACGAGGTTACTATTAGGCCGTGTCGAATCTATTAGGCCGATCTCCTCGCCACTTTGTAGATCGTCGATTACCATTCCCGGTTGGAATTTTATTTCCCGGTCCGCGTCCGCTACTGCGGTCGCGTCGAATTGATCGGCCGAGCCCTTTTTAACGTAGGCCGTTAACATTGCCGCAATTTTCGCGGCGACTCTTTCCGACTCCTCGTAATCCTTAATGTCCTCGAGGCGCTGTATAACGCTGGCGAACTCCGACATACCTCGGACCTGGCCGATATTGTCCATCGAGGCGAGATGTAAAACTCTGGACCACGGGATCCGCGTCGTATTCGCGCGCGCCGGGGCGGACGCTTTCCAGGGCTCGGTCTGTATAACGTGTAACGCGACCGGGCGACCCCATCGATTACGCTCCACCCCCTGGACTATTTTATCGACTTCCGAATTTAGATCGAACGGTACTAGGTCCGCCTCGAATAATTCGAGAGAAAATGGCACGGTCGACCCGTGATCGAGTCCGGCGGCGCTGCCCTGTATCATCTGCGCGAAAATTTCCCCATCCCGGACCCACGCCCGGACCGCGGCGCGCTGTACCCTGCTATAACTGAGCTGGTGGGTTACTTCCGGCTTACGACACCACTCCCGATATAGTGTCGATAGGGTTTTCGCGTACTCGTCGTTAATTTCTCCGTCGTTATTTCTAGGCTGGGGCTCGACTCCGATCCCCTTCGCACCCACGACATTATTAACCAGGGTCCGGAGCGCTCCGCGGGCTAGGTCGTGGTTTCGTATTAGGTGGCGGGTCTGTGTCCGGATTGCCACGGCCGAGCGCTGCATTAGCTCGTTCTGTGTTCCGCGGCTACGATAAAAATTCCTCATCCTCGAGGGCTCCGCCGCTTCGTAATAGCCGAGTACCTTCCGGGCGCCCTCACGTTTTACCGCCGCGCCTGGTGAAAAGTAGCCGATTAATTTATCTAAGTTATTCACATTAGCCCCCTCGGTTTAAATTGGCGAGGCTGTGTCGTAAATTTAGGCCGGCGGCCTTCGCGGCCTCTCTCGCTAGCCTACCCTCTAGTCGTTCGATTATGTCTCGGACTTGCTCGAGCTCCGCCATTCTATGCGTTTTGTCGCCGTGTCGGATCTCTTGGCCCTTTAAAATCTCGAGCTCGGCCGCCAGGTAGGCGTCTAGTCTTGTCTGTGTTGTCATTATTTAACCGCCCTCTATTCTGTTTTTTTGCGCCTGTAAAATACGGGCGCTTTTAATCTTCGTCGATCTCGCAATAGGTAACGACAATAGTCGGGTTAACCGACACCGACGCGCCGCCTGGAACTGCCGCGGCTAAATTTAAAACGATGGTATCCCCGGCGGCGTAATTAGCGTTTCCGAAATTGAACCCAAATATACCCACGGCGTTAGCGCCGTTAACGGCGTTACCGATAGTCCGCACGGCCCATAGCGCGCCGGAGCCCGACCCGGAATTAGAAACCTCGGCCACCGATGTATATAGGTCGTCCGGGACGCCTGACATAGTGCCCAATACCGTACAACTAACGCGGTTAACGTAACCGCCAAAACCGGGAAAGGCGTCGTATAAAAATGGCGGATTGAGGTATCTAACGCGCCACACCGGCGCCGTCGTTACGTTGGTTACTCCGAAAATGGATAGATCGAGAGCGAGCTCGTCGCCTGGCTCGTAGCTGGTAGCCGCCGCCCTTCTCGCGTTGGGATTGGCCGCATTTATACCCGATACGGTATTAAGTAACGCCCCGTTGGACATTGTTAGCTTGAGCATTACCCCGGTCGCGCCGCCGGTCTGTACGTTAGTCGCCGGAACCCATGCGGTCTGTGTAGCCGTTGGCGCCGTATATGATCCCTCGACTTTCGGCGCCACCCCGCCAGGCGCCCACATATCCGACGCGGGTAACGCGTCCGCGGTACTTATAGCGGCGACTTGTAGAATCGGATAGGTAGTCATATCCGCCCGGTTAGGGTGGGTCGACTGGCTATTTCCTGTCGGGTCTGCGACGAACTGATCGCCGACGCTGTAATAATATCCGCCGTTACCTCTGCCCGCTACGCGCGTCGCGGACGTTACCACGCCGCCAGATATTACCAGGGCTACCGCACCGCCGCGGCCGCCGCCGTTTGTAATACCGGGGTTTTTGTAGTTATACGTCCCGTCCGGGGTATTGGTGATAACGCCCGCGTTAATGACTGTAAGGGACGTAAAACTACCGACCGCGCCGCCTGGGCTGGGGTCGGGCGGTAATGCTGGATCCGGGCCGTCCGGCACTACCGGAGTCGGCGCCGGTGGCGTCACATACTCCGCCGACTTATTCAGCACTAAAAAAGTCGCCGAACATTCCGCGACGCCTGGTTTAAATACCTGGGGGACCGTAGTAAAAACATCCACCCCCCGGCACACTCTCACGTTAGCGTATAGCCTAAATAATCTCTCGACCTGGGCGGTATGCGCGGCCGAGACTGTCGCCCATTTAAATGAGATCGTGCGATCGGCTTCCGAATACCCGTAATCATTAATCGCCGCGGATCCGTCCAGGGTAGGGACACGCGTAACCCGCCGGCGAGTTTCGTCGCTCTCGAATGGCTGGACGACCTCAAAATCGACGGCGCCGAGTAGATCAAAAACCAGGGTATTAATTGCTATCCTCATGGGGTCCCCAATAATAAACCGTACCCGTCGGCGTTAACTTGTATCTGTATCGCGTCGAGCACCTCGAACATGATCGCCTGTAAATGCGGCGCCAGGCCGTCGCCATTTACCGTTATTATCGGATCGCCTCCGCGGAGCGCGTCGGCCTGGGCGTTTAGGGCCCGTATCTGTGCCGTGGTCAATTTTGACTGTAGCTCGAACGTCTTTTCTCGGAGGTTGTTTTCTCTTTCGATCTGGTCGGATATATCCAATTTATCGAGCTTAGAAATCGAGTCGTCCCCCAATAGTCCAAATAGGCTCGTTAACGACTCCCCTGTGGACTCTATCGAAACCGTGATCGACTCGTAGGCCGCTACTGTTTTTTTCGCGTCAGCGTCGATTCTCGCGGTCGTAATTTCGGATTGGGCATCGATTAGCGCCAGTTTCTCCTCGATCGATAGCTCCTCGACGACCTGGGACCAGGATTTCGTTTTCTCTGCGGCCTCGCTAGCCTGTAATCCGACGAACGATAACGTACCCCCGAGACTTTGGCCGGCCTCGTCGAGCTCCCCGGCGGATTGCCCCGCGTCTAATAGACCGTCGGATAGCGCGCGGATTTCTCCGACCCCCTCCTGGCCGACCTGGGCCACGCTGTTAGCCACGCCCCCCATACTCTCCGCAAAGTTAAACGAGGAATCTGTGGCGGCGTCCGTATTGGTCCCGACTGAGTTAATTACGTCCTCGTAACCGGATAACGCGACGGCGGCGCTTTCGACGTCCTTTCCGAGCCCCGCGAACGGTAGATCGTTTAAACCGGCTACCAGGTCGCCGGCGGCGTCGTCGAGTAAACCCATATTAATAGCGGTATCGACTAAAAACGTACTGATCGAAGTCCCGGTTAGATCCTCGGAGGCTTTATCTAAAAAGGTCCCGAGCGCGAAACCGGCGGCGCCCGCGGCGGCTACCAGGCCGGCGCTACCTAAAACGCCTACTAACTTGGACGCGTTAGCCGTCGTCGCTAATAGCGCGCTGGCGAGCCCGAGGCCGTTTTTGGCCGCCAGGATATAAACCAGGGCCTCGACGGGACCGAGTAGAGAGTTTAACCCCTTCGCTAGAATATTCGCCTGGGTAGCGAAACCCGCCATATTTCCGAGCGTTTCAAACGTAACGCCGTCGAGATCCTTTAAACCCCCGGCGACCTCGAGTATTTTCTCGAATAGCGGTTTAAACGAATCGATAACCCCGCCGGAAAATTCAGAAAGCGCCTCGAACGCGGTCCCGATTCCCGTAATAGCCGCCGCCAGGCCCTCCGCGGAACTGAGATCGACGCCCTCGAATAAGTTTTTTATCGCGTCGCTTACGACGGTTACGCCATTGGTAAACCCCGAAAAGTCGGCGAGCTCGAGCGCGGCCGGTAGATTTTTGGCGACCTCCTCGAGTACCTCCTGTAACCCGGAAAATTCACCCTCGATATAACTAACGAGTGTGCCGATACCGCTGTCGCCACTTGTCGCCGAGTCGCCGATCGCCTGGAAAATAGCCGCCAGGGCGTCCGCCACCCCCGTAAACTCGTCGAGTATCGGCGTACCAATCCCGACGAATAAATTAACGAAAGACTGTTTCGCACGGTCGCCGGCTTTTTCTGCGGTCGCTAATTGGACCGCGACCTCCTTCGCTGCGGATCCTAAAAACTCGAAACCGTCGCCGGCGATTCGTAGAGTCGTGTCGAGGCCGTCTGTAATCGCTATAAATTTCGCGGACTGATTTATACCGACTAACTGGGACGCTATAAATAGTTTTTGTGAGTCGTCCACACCGCCCAGGGCGGCCGCGACGTCGAAATAGATATCCCGAGCGCTCCGGAGCTCGCCGTTAGTTTTGAACTGCGAAACGCCTAGCGCCTCGAGCCCCTCCTGGACTGGCTTAGAGTCGTCGAGTAATCTTAGTAAACTTGTTTTTAACGCCTGGGCGACCTCCGATCCGCTTTGGAATACCTCAATACCTGGCGTTAGTATTCCGATCGTTTCCTCTAACGATAACCCGGCGGCCTGGGCGACCGGGGATAACTGCGCGAAACCCTCCAATAACTGGCCCGTCGAGGCGGCGTATTCGTTAGAAACTTGGTTTAACAGGTCGACAATAATCGACGCGTCGCCCGCCTCGGCCCCGAAACCCTTAATCGACGCGACTAATAGATCGGCGCCCTGGGCCGCCTCTACGCTGCCGGCGATAACGAGATCGAGGCCCGCTTTAGTGAGCTCGCCGGCCTCTTTAGCGGTAAAACCGGCTTGTTTGTAGTTTGTGATCGCCCCCAAAACGTCCAGGGCCGCGACGCCGTACTCCTGGGATAATTCGACGGCGAGGTTTTTATACTGTTCTATGTCGTCGGTGTCGGATAATACTTTACTGAGATCCGCGACGGCGCTCTGGAAATCGCTAGCGAGTGAAATCGAAAACGCGGTTATTGCGATCCCGGAGGCTATAATCGCGGCCTCTAATTTTAGGGCGCTGCCGGTAAAATCCGCGATCGGCTGGGTCGCCGAGCTTACACCCTGGGAAAATTTCGAGGTATTGGCGAGCGCGGATTTAGTGGCGGCCGAGGTTTTATCGACGCCCTCGAAAATTAGCTCAATCGTACTTTTAGTGTCCGCCATTTTTTAGTCTGCTTTTTTCTCGGCCTGGGCGTTTCGCTCGGCGTAAAATTCCGACCATAATCCGATCTCTGTTTCTGTTAGATATCCCTCCGGAAAAATATCGGGGCGGACTTCAAACAGAAAACGCCCGCGCGTCGCGCATAATGCGACCGCCGCCCTTATTAGGGGATCTTTCCAGAGGGCGGCGACTTTCCCAATTCGGCGCCCATCGAGGTTAAACGGTCGATTACATTCGATAACTTTATAAACGTGGCCGGATGTGTCGTCGATAGCTCCACGATTTTAAGTCGATTCTCGTCCCCCACGGCCGGCGAAACGGACGCGATACACAATAGCGCGATTTTTTTACGGACCTCTGCCGGGACGTCCTCCTCCGCCAGTCCCACCGCCTCGAGCATTTGCTCCTGGGTTTCGAGATTGCCATAGGAAATCGCCGAGAGTAACGTCGATAGTTTCTCGGCGCGATCCGGGGCGCTTGCCGCGCGATATATTTCGGCGGTCGTTACCTGGCGTACCGTCCACACTGCGGGCTCGCCCTCCGGGAAATAACCCCACCCGTCCAACTCTGGACACGCGACGGCCTCCTCCCGATAGTGGAAACGCGCCTCCTGTAGAGGCGACGCCATTACGCTATAACGTCGGTGGTTTTAAACTCGGCGCTAATTGTCGCGGTGGCGATTTTTGATCCGCTGGCCGGGTTAGAAACGACCGCCGCGAATTTCCCCTGTGTGTATTGCTTGGGGAGTAGCTTATCCTCGTCGGGTCGATACTCGAACCATAATTTCTGGCCGACTTTTTGCATAAATCCCTCGGAAATACCGTCGGACACGATCGCCGTAAAACTCGCTTGTGTTAACGAGGTCGAGGTTTCACCCACCGCGCCGTCGTAGGTATCCTGTGAGCTTACGCTGTTGGTTTCGGTCGCTGCGCTCCACGCGTCGGCGTTTTGGATTTTTGCAAAAATTGGCGTGGCGCCCTTCATGTAGACCGCTTTAGGTAGGCTGCCCGTGTGTATTAGCGGGAGCGCTGCGAAAAAAGTAACCACACCCTTTGCACGATCCAGAGTAAAACCGGGATTATCGGCTAGCTCGGTGTGTGTGCCCGCCACCGCGAAAATTTCCGCGGCGGTTACGACTGCGGCCGTAACTGACATAACCCGGACCTGGCCTATTTCAACGGATCCCACGGGAATAAAAGGCGGGCCACCGGTGGCGCCGCGTGTCTCTACGAAAGTCGTATGATCTACGCCAGGGACGGCCGTTAACGCGCCGGAGGCGTTAACAGTAATCGACGTTATCCGGTGCGTATCGGTAGACGCGCCTCGGCTAATTGTTACCGTGCCGGCGGATACACTAACCACGCCGCTAGCCGAGGCCCCGGAGGCCCCCGCCATTAGTAAACTCGCCGCCGCTATATTAACGGTGTCGTTTGTAGCGTGGGGCGTAATCACTCCGCCGGTCTGTAAACCGTAGGGCGCGACTACCGCCTGGGATCCCGTCGCGTCGCTTACGGGGGAAAAGGTCGCCTGGAACGCGGTAGCCGCGCCCAGGTCGGACAATGCCTGAAAAGGCGCCGCCGTTTGCCCGGCCTCGTAACGTAATAATTGCTTACCCATTTTAATACTCCTCGTTATTCAATCGTGTACGGATCGCCGCGGACGTGGTGATACTTAACCGAAAACTCCGCTAGTCCCCATATAAATTTACCCATCTCTACCGCGGTCCCACCGCCGAGGTATGTAACCTCGTCCGCCAGGTCGCCGAATGTCTGATCTACGCTCGCCCCGCATAACTCGATATGGATCGCCGCTTGTAGCGCCTCGGCCTCCGCATTTAAAACCGAGGCCGTCGGACTTGTCGCTACCGCTGCCCGCGCGACTGTTAGCGTTATCTCGCAAAACATCGAGTCGAACGCGGCCGAGGCTGTCTCGGATCCGTTATCCAGGGACGTAAACGGTAGATCCCTCTCGTCCGTTGGCGCTGGTAGTCCCCACTCGCCCCCGAGCGCGGTCGCTAAATTTGTTTTTAACTGCTGTCTGATCGATACCGGCACGAATTAACTCGGGTACTGTTTACGTAATAGATAATTCATGGCTAGCCCGATCTGTTTCTGGTAAATCTCTGTTATTTCCGGCGTAACTTCGTCTTTAACTCTCTCAAAAATTTGGGATACCGACTGGCTATAGAATGCCTCTATGCGTCCGCCCCTGGGCCCTGGCGTTTTTCGCCACCCGCCGATACCGTAGGACATTCCGCCGGCCCTGGCGTTTTTTAAGCGAAATAGAAACGGTTTACCATACGTCGCGTTGTTCCCCGATACTGTTCTAATTCCGCCTTTTTGTTTTTTTACCTTAACCCTTATAGGCACGTCGGGAGTAACCAGGCCGGAAACTAGGGACGTTTTCGCCCCGTACTCGAATCGGCTTAATAAAGTCCCCCTCGAGGCCGCCCAGAGCGCGCCGGATAGTAAATTCCGATTCGCTTTTCTCACGTTTAATTTACTTTTTACATAGGACGACTTTAAGTTATAAAGTGTACTGATCTCCTTCGCCGCTTTCGTTTTTGCCTGGGGCACGGTTTTATTAATCGCTACCTGGATCGCTCGATCGATATTCCCGCCGACGAATTTAAATAGCTCGATCGAATCCGCCAGGGATTCCTCGTCGACCTTTACGCCGTAACTAATCACGCGACTAAACACCTGTGCTCGTCGCCGTCGGACTGTATTACTGTATCGACGACAAAAACCTCGGAGGTCGCCGTTATCGTAAATAAGTCCTTTCGTCGTGGAATCTCTGCCACCTGGGCCGCCCTCACGCTCACTACTGCCGTTTTTCCGGCGACCTCGAGCTCGTCGCCGTATTTCGAGAGGTTTCGGTCTACGACAATCGAGCAAACCGAAACCGCCGAGGTACTGGTATTCGTATAGGTGGCTACTTCGGCTAACCGAGAATAGATCGCCGTATCGGCGAAAATCATCCTATCCGAAAATATCGACACCTTATGTCAGTGTGCCGGGGACGCCCGTAAATCTAACTTTTAAGGTCGTCATGCTCGAGGTCCCCGCCTCGAATGCTACCGCCGCCGCGCCGGTAATATCGCCGGTCGCCGGGGTCGCCGCCTTGTCGTCAAACTTCGCCGCGGAGGCGTCCCACGTTAGCGCGTCGCCCTGTGCGATTACTGCCGCGGTGACTTTAGGGACTGTAAAAACGCCCGATAACGCGACGCTGCCGGTTTTACCGCTTGCGATATTAGTTAACGCCACGCCTAGCACGTTACCAATAGCCACGACCTGGTTAGATGTGATCGTGCCGCCCGCCAGGTAGTCGATAACCTGTCCGTCCTGTACATAATTACTCGCCATAATAGGCCCCTTTTTGTATTAACTACCCGGCCAATTTCGGCCGGGGGAATGGTTTATATCTCCGGGGCTTACGCTCCGGCGTTGGTAGTCGCTCCGCGGTGATCTATCGCCGCTACGCCGAAATCGAGGCGCGCTTTATACTGTGTGCCGTCTACGGTAAAACCGGCTTGCTGTTCGATAAATGGCTCCTGATTACCGTCTAAAAATGCGACCTCGATAACCGGCGCGGTCTGCGCGCTGGCGAAAACGTAACGCCGTGTTCCGGTCATTCGCGGCGTATCCACGACGTCGGAAAATAGACCGCGAACCATATTAGGCTTTCGCTGATTCTTATTAGAATCGTCGTCGTATTCCTGATTATTAATAGATCGCGCCGCGCCGCCTAGGCCGAGAGGTACTAGCAAAACGTCGGGCGTTAGGTCTAAAAAGTCGTTACCGCTAACGTCTGTCTGTGAGCCCATCAAAACGCGATCCGCATCCAGGGACGAAACCGAAAGGCCCGCACCCGTGCCGATGTTTCCGTGCGTAGCGTGGAACAATGTATTACCGTCCGACATGGTAGGGCCGAGGCCCGCGTTTTCGGCCAGTAGTGCATATACTGCGGTTTCGATGGTACGACGTCCGGCGCGGCCGAGCTGGGCCGCCAGGGAAAGGAAAGCGCCCAGGTCGTCGTCGATTATCATCTGGCGCGATACGTTAATAATGTTACCGCGGGTCCCGGCTGTAATGCTGCCCTTTTCCCCGTCGGGGATTGTCTTGTTTTTAAACTCGCCGAGCTCGTTTAGCGTGTCGAGAGTCCCGAGCGATCCGTTTCTGTAGCGGTTATGCGCGCGGAAATCTGAAACGCTGCCAATCGAGCAAAAACGCGACCAGGTATCGGCCGCGGTGGCGTAGGCGTCTTGTAAAACTTTGTGCATTACCGACTCGAGTAGGATAGGGAAATCGCTAGTCGAGCTCGTAAACGCTACGCCGACCACGCCCATAGTATCGGATCCGGTGTGGCTGATACCGTTACGGTCGAGGGACGCTTTAGCGAAATCCAATAAACGGAAACCGTTAAACGGGGATCCCTTATTCGCCTGGCGAGTTTCCGCGTCGGCGAGTCCGGCTTTAACCAGGATAGCGTTAACGGCGTCGGCTTTAAAACGCTCGGCGCCGTCGCTGTCTGTGACGCGGATAGATCCCGCGACCGGCTTAATCTCTTTACCCAAAACCTCGAGTATTTGCTGGCCGGCTTGGGCCGCGGAGATATTTGTATCGTTTTCGAGCTTGGCCTGTAGATCGTCCATTCCTTCGCGGCTTGCGAACGGTTTAAACTGCGCGCGGATATCTTCGCGGCGCGCTGCGTCGTCCGCCAGGGCGCTAGCGGCGATTTTTTTCGCGGCTTGCTCTCTTTCGATTTTTTCGGCGTCTGCCGATACGTCCGTTTTATTTTCCATAGTATCTGTCTCCGATTGCGAATTTTCGATCGCGTTAAAATTAATTTCTTTAATAGTGGCCGTCGGCCCCGGCGATTTTTCCGGCGAGGCGATAACGGTTTTCGGTTGAAATCTGGCGAGCGCTTCGGGGGATATCCTGGCGGACGCGGCGATCGCTATAGACTCGGCGATACCATCGATAAACCCCTCGTCGAGCGCTTCGGCCGCTGTATAATAGTGATCTTTTCCGTCTGTCAAAATTGCCATTACGTCGTCTACACTTTTCCCCGACTGTCTCGAGTATGTAGTCGCCATAGCCGACGCCCATAGGTCGAGGTGGTCCGCGTGTTCCCGGAGCTCTGAACTATTGCCGGCGACTACCATCCAGGGCGCGTGTATCATTAGGACCGCATTTTCTGCCATTTGGACCGAATCGCCCGCCATTGCGATTAGTGAGGCGGACGACATAGCGACCCCATCGATCGCGGCGGTTACTTGGGCGGGATGTCTTTTTATTGCGTTATATATTGCCAGGGCGTCCGGAACGGATCCGCCGACCGAATTTATACGGACGGTAATTTCTTGGGCTTCAATCGCGTTTATTTCGCTTACAAAATTGGCGGCGCTGGTCGTTTCTTCGTGCCACGATTCCCCTATGTCCCCATAGATCCATATTTCGGGGACTGGGCCCATCGAGTTTATCGTGTAAAACTTCGCCATTTCTCGCGCTCGGTAGTAATACTCTGGGTCCGATTGTCTCTATTTTTGGTTTCAAAAATTAGGGGCGGAGTTTAATTACTGGCTGAAAATTTGACGCGCAGGAATGCTATAGGCCCCTATATCATAGGGGCCTATATAAATTATTTTAATACGGTTACTAGGGTTGGGCGTGTTTTTTGCGCCACCGAGCCGCGAGGGCTTTTAATAGGTCGACTTTATCGCGCGGAACCATTACCTGAACGGGGACTATACCCTCCTCGCGCTGTTTCTTTTTGTAGGCTCGATCTATTTGTACTTGGTTTGGGTGCATTAATATTCACGCTCACATTCCGTGTGCCAATCGTCGATAAACTCGGAAATCCACAATTTTTGCTCCAGAGTCATATCGGGATAGGTTAATTCCATCTCGTCCGCGGACTTTAAATCCTCGCCGAGAAAGCCGTTTTCTGCTCCCCATGCGTTGTATTCCTTAGTTAACTGGTCTAGGTCTTTCCTGACAGCATTCGCAACGGATTTATAACATTCGTTATTAAAATGGTCCGTCCGCTTTACTGCGCCATTATTGATCGCTAGCTGTAGCGCACCCCTGACGAATAGCCAGTTTCTCGTTTTTGTTTCTCTAAATCCAAACCGAGTAACCTCGTCCCGTATTTCGGCCCATGTGGTCGGGTCCTCGTTAGAATCCACTAGCTTAACGATACAATCGCTTATCTGGCTTTCAGTTTTCATATTGACGCCTCGATTATGCCCCGTGGGGCCGGTTGGTTTAGTACAATATTAAGGATGAATAAAAATCGCCGACCATCAGACAGACACAATCAGCTTGGCGGATGAAATACCTACCCGATTTACACTCCACGGTAATAGTGTGTTCATCATATCCAGAGACAGTATTATCGGCGCGGACCACTAGGCCCGTTTCTATGGTTTCAGTCTGAGCGTGTTCGATCGTTAATTCGCTGCCGACCTGTATTACTTGGAAAATATCACTTTTTATCATCTTTTTAGCCCTTTTCTGTATGCCATGTGTGAATCATACACCTATAGTCGGACTATACAAGTACAAATAAAAATAAATATTCGTTATTTTGCCATTTCGCTATCTAGGACCGTCCAGGCTTTAGCCGCTGTCTGCGGCACTACTCCGTTCCCCAGGAGCCTAATTCTGTCCACCCGGTTGGCACACCCATCAACCACTCGACCCACGTTGGGTTCAGGTGCCCAGCACATTCCGCCCTGCCCCCCGCCCTGTTCACCACAACTGTTGTTAGTGATTCCTGAGTGCCCTTCTTGGTTGGATCGCTTCTGTCCTGATATCCCAGCCTTGCTTCGTGCGCTGATGGAGTCGGCCACTGTCGAAAGTCTGGCGTTCCCATTTTCGCTGCAAGACCCAGTGGCGGCGTTGCTACCTTCCCGGCTTTCTGCCGCGCTAACCACGACGCTGGCTCCTCGGAGGTTGTCTTGTTTGCTCTGGGAGTCGGCCAGTTCTGTTCCCTCGCTCTCACTTGTGATGGGAGGCTTTGATAAACATTCTCTGATCTGTCCCCCATCCGCTTTGTGAAGGTCGCGTTGTCCTCCCCACGCCCCGTGTCGCTGGCTCTGGGAGTAAGCCAGTTCTGCGGTGCTATTTGCACTTGCTGCGCCAGCCCGATCTGGCAGTTCCTCCCCGTGTGCTTGTCGTAAAGACGCTGACCCAACTGAGGAGGGCTCCCGTCCTTTGTC